GCTTTATCTTTAATATGTCTCCAGTATTAAGCGGCGCAACAGAAGTTGGAAGAAGTAAGTTCGCTATTAAATTACTCTCATTCCATTTATTTGGCTATAATGAACAAACCTATTTAGTTTCTTCATCATTAATTTCATAAAGACAAGCCTAATATTCTGTTTTCTTTAAAAACAAATTATCAAACTCTCTTTCTTTTCTGGTCTTAACTCTTTCTTGTTGAGTTTCTCCCGTTGCATTCATTCTTTTTAAATAAACTTCTTCAAAATAGCTGCCCATTAAGCATCAATCCTGTCAAACAAATTCATACATTCAAAAATCGTCTTCCGATAATATTTATATGATAAATAGCGGCAAGCCGACAATTTTGCATAAAGCGTATAGTAATCAATTGTCTTACTGCTATCAGAATAGCCCATAAGCTCAATTAAAATTGTATCAAGATATTTCTCCCATTCACCATCTTTTTCTCTTTCACGAAGAAGCCCATAGAGCTTTTTCTTCATTTTGTCTCTATAGGCTTCTTGTGTAATCTATGCATTATTAATCAATGTTTCCCACCTGCTAATTTTCTAAAGCTGAAAGGCTTTTTATTAACTGAACGATAATATACGCTTTCAGCGTATTTAGCTTCAGTAATAACCTAATCCTTTAATTGAATAAAAGTTTTTAGCAAATTGGCTTGAGAGAAATCTTTTTCATCATATTGAGTCTTGATATTTTCCCAAGAGTCGATTGTTCTTTTTAACCACTCTTGCTTCATATATGTGGCAATCACATGAATCTCTTGCTGACCTACACGCTCATCAACAAAAGACTAAGTCTCTTCATTAATTTCAAGACTACATCGGGGGAACTTAAAATAAGGAAGTGCCGAATTTAAGAAGGCTCTCCAATCCTTAATGAACCACTCTAAGTCCTCCTAGCTATAGCAATGAGCCCAATCATCCTCATTGACTTTGCTTAAAAAAGCATCATAAACATCCATTAAGGTTACCATTTAATCACCTATTATCCTCTACGTCCTTCTGCGGCGTAAGCTGCCTGCCTTTGACGTTCAAGTTCGTCTTCGCGGGCCTCTTCTTCTCTCCTCGAAATAGCAAGAAGAATATCTTTGCCAGTGACCTCCTTCAAGAAATAACATTTCTGAGTATCAGTTAAATTATTCTGAACCGCATATTCAATTAAATTATCCACCTGAATTCGTGGAAGTTTTGCAATCTCAGTCTTAAAAACTGTAAATGGAGTTGTTGTCATCAAGTTCTTCATTTGCAGCTCGCTCAAAGCGATTATATTAGTCGGTTCTGTTGCTTCTTGAGGCTCAAGTCCTAAATCCTGCTTATCCTGCATATTCTGAATATAAAGAACACCAGATTCAAGCAGTCTCATAAAACCATCCTGCCAAAGCAAGTTCTCTACTGCTTCATATGGAACAGGGAGGGTCTGACCTCTCTTTCTCCACATCTTGTTAACTCCTGTTGCGGGGTCTTTTACGCTAACCATACCATTTACCATATTGGTAATCTTTACCATTCTTGTTGCCATTATTAAATTCCTCCTTTTAACTCAAAAAGCGGCAAGTGAGCTAAACTCACTCACCGCTTCTCATTGGTAATATTATATATTTTTTATTTTAATTAGCCTGCCTCATATGGGTCATTAGCTACCTTACGGTCCTTGTCGGTGAAGGTATTTGCATTAAGACTAATCTGATACTGAGTTGGATACTTCTCCTGATCCATGAGGTCACCATTGATGTAGATGCACCAGTCATGGTTGGTAATAATTGCTACACCAACTCTCTGGTAAACTTCTACCTCAAAGCTACGGTCTCTGTGCTGCCATTCATCAACCTGAGTAGGACCTTCAAATACAACCTTAACAGGCTTGTTGTCGCCATTCGGGAAGATGTAAGCTGCTGCAGGGTTCATTACATAAGTATCGTTTCTCTCGTCAGTGAAAGACTGAGGAAGCTCTACGATAGGAGTGCCACGGAAGGTCTTGATTCTACCATACTGAGCAATCTCGTCAATGTTACGAGGATTGTAAACAGGAGTTGCATATCCAGCTTCAGAAGGAAGCGGAGGAACAAGCTGCCCACCAATCATACGAGTACCATAGATACCAGGGCCGATTGCGTCAGGTCCCATAGCTGCTACGAACTCTGGAGTTGCATAAATAGTTGCGCCACCATTAGAGCTGTAAGTCTGTGCTACAGAAACAAGTCTGCTCATAAGCTCTGGGTCAAATCCGTTAGAATAAGCCTTATTAGCTGCCGGACGGTCTTCTGCGTTTACTGCTGCAAGAAGAGCCTTCTGAATCTCACGGTAGATAGCATCCTGAAGTCCTTCCATAAGAAGGTTAGCAGACTCTGCAATATCCTCGTCTCCACAAAGATAACGCTCAAAGTCAATGTATGCTGCACCACCAATTGCACGCCCACCAAGCTCAAAGGTATCGCTGTCAAGTCTGAAGCTCTCATATACACCAGAAAGAGCAACAGTAGTAATGAACTGCTTTGCACGACGACGACCTCTCTTGATAAGGAACTGTGCCTTTGTCTTCATAGGAACTGTTCTTACCTCTGCGAAAGTTCCAATAAACTGTTCTACAGACTTAGGAAGAATCTCTGTGTATGCTTCCTGCATAATCTCGAACAAATCATTCTTATTTCTACGATAAGAATTATAGTCGCTTGCAATCTTGTGAATCTCTTCATTTAATGCATTCTTAATATCTGAATTAGAAAACTTGCTAGGATCAGGGTTAGTGCCATAGAAAGAATGTACTACCAAGTCCTTTACAGCCTGAATATCTACATTAGCCATTATCTCTCTAACCTCCTTTCCTATTACGCTACCTGATTTGGATCAATAAACAAAATCTTGAATGCGTCTGTGTTGTCAGCATTGTAATATGCTGCTGTTACAATACCAAGTACTCCACCGATTGCGTCTGCAGGGTCAATACCAAGAACAAGCTTACCAAGAGACTTATCAGTTACACCACAATAGATAGGTGCAGTTGCAGGATTGCTTGTTACAGTAGTAGATGCGTCAGTTGCAGGAGCTGCTGGCGGTGTAATTGTGTTCTTTCTTCCGTTTGCAGGATCTCTAAGATTAGCAATGTAATCTCTTACAGCGGTCCATACGCCATCGGAAGTTACCTTGTCCTCTGCGCTAGCATCAGCAAGGAAATCAGCAGTATCGTCCCAAGCTACAGCGTTAGTGCAGATTCTCATACCCGGCTCAACGAAGCCAATACGAGGGAGATACTCTCCAGCAATCATGCAGAAGTTTCTGCGTCCAGGAGTATACTGATTATAAAGTCTTTCAGTGGAATAATTAATTCCCATCTTGAAACCAAGGTCACTAAGTGCCTTAGTAGGGATAGTAGCAATCTTACGCTCCTTATCTACCATTAAGAAAGCGCCATTCTCGGCAACAATCTTTCCTGCGTTAACTTCTGCAGGGGTAACAGGGAAATTAGAAGCAAATACATTAGAGTCAAGTGCACACTGAGCTTCTACCATACCAGCACGGTTGAACCATACCTGGCTAGGCTCAATCTGACCATAACCCTTGCAATCAAAAAAGTGCAATGCCATTACTTATTACCTCCGTTCTTATACTGATTTAATAGTCTTACGACGGGAGACTCATTTGTCTTCCCTCCGTCAGGATTGCCGCCCTTATAGAACATTTCTGGCTCATTATGTCTATTGTTGAAAAATGTTGGGTCAGCCTCAACTGCGGCAGTACAAACTTCCTTCTTAAAGTCCTCAACAGAATAGTTGTCCATTTCAGACTGGAAGTTAGTAATAGCAGATTCAGTAAGATATTCCTCATACTTAGTAAGAATAGCTTCCTTTTGAGACTTCTCAACAGCCTTCTTAAAGGCAACAAGAGATTCATTCTCACTGGTAATGTCGGAAATCTTCTTTTCCATTTCAACTTTTTCAGCTTCAAGTGCTGCAATCTAAGCTGTAAAGTCAACAGCCTAATCTTCATTAGCTGAATCATCAGCATTTGAATTTTCAGTTACAGGCTCTTCAGTAGTTCCTTCTATTGAATTCTCTGTAGCAGGCTCTTCAGCGCTGCCCTCAGGAGTCTCTTCAGGAGTCTCTTCAGCAGTATTCAACTGAGCCTCATACTCTGTAATTTTAGCTTCAAAAGAAGCCTTTTCAGATTCAAGAGCTTCAACTTTCTCAGTAGCATCAATATAAGCATTGTTTGCTGCTTCATAAGTTCCGCCGATTGCCTTCATAGCTTCAAGAGCAGAATACTCACTTTCAGTAACGTCAACAATCTGTACATTAACAGATTCGCCAATAGAGATGTTATCTCCGTCCTTAGTGTAATAAACTCTCTTATAGCCAGTAGGGCTTACGCAAAGCGCATAATCATCATAAACTTCAGTAACAATGCCTTCAAGCTGCCAACCGCCTTCTTCATTGAAGTTCGGATTGATTAGGTCAAACAAAATGTCAGCCTTTTCATTATCAGAAATTCTGAACAATGTCTTATCCATTTTCACTTTCTCCTCCTTCTTGCTAAATTTCTGTATATAATCAACCAATTCTTGTAAATCTTTACTAAGACTATAGAACGCCGCGCCCTCAAAACAAGGCTCAACTTCCTATCCAAGTACCTAAAGTCCTACAAGACACCCCTTTAGAAAATGGTAATATGGCTAATCATCTTCTGTTGAAATTCGCCATTCTCCTTGGAGATTTCCTCTGAATATCTCCATAGATTGTGACTCACCTGGAATGAGTTTCGCTTCTGGATAAAGACCAGTAAATAAGAATACGTCTGCGCAAGCATAGGTTCTTGTTACTCCATCTTCATCCATATGGTCTTCCCAAGCAAAATTGGGGTCAGCCGGTACTATACCATAAATTCTACCATCAGTATTATCTTCACCGTGGTCTTCATAGTCAATGGCATCTTTATTAAAGATGCCTTTGACCGGAGTATAAGGTAAAGAGGCAATAAGCTGATTAGCAAAATCCTCTGATATAAAAGTGCGATTTCTATTCATTCCTTTATAGAAAATTCGTACTCTGCTCTTAGAGATAGTCTCATTGACAGGTTCGAGATTTCCATAAATGGTGACATCAAAGGCGGTGGGAATTTTAGAAAAATCCTGATCCATTAACTCTCACTCTCCTTTTTATCATTGCTCTCACTCTCTTCTTTTTTAGCTGTTTCTTCCTCTGAGCTTGAACTTGATTCAGAGCTAGAACCAGAAGACTTAGAAGAACCATTAGAATCACTAATTGGCTGTCCCTAAGCTTTACCAGACTGCGTATAAGAAGATTGAAGAGGTTTAAGAACTTCATCCAACTCAAGTAAGTCATTTTCAAGGTCTTTCAATGCCGCAAGATTTGTCTAATCAAGACCTGTAGATAAGATAGGAGTAAGGAAGCTATAACCAAATGCGGCAAGCTCTTTCGCTCTGGAAGTATAGTCTTGACTATTATAATAGCTAATTGGCAAAATTAACAACTTGAACTTAACTTTCTTGTTCTCAAACTTGTAATTTAAAAGAGCTGTGAAAAAATGAGCAAATCTCTGACCAAGAATCATCATCATAGCAAGGTCGTTATTTACTGAATAGTTTAGTCCAGCTTCAGTAGTTGAGAAGAATAACTCTTTAGATAGACCAGCAGAAGCATAA